TTTGCGCCTCGGTGAAACGGCTTTTCCTCACGTCGTCTGCTCCTTCTCAGGTTGGGCAGACTCTACATCACAGCGAGGGAACTTCCGGGGGGCAGGTCACCCCCCTCCTCTGGTTCCTCCCCAGCCCTGAACGTATGCGGGGGGGCGCAGCGCGGCGGTTCGCTAGCGTGAGGTATTTTCACCGGGGAAGCCAGGTGGAAGCCACCTTGCGAGCCGGAGCCGGAAATCTTGAGTCAGATCAGCGACTTGCGGAATCACGATCTGGCCGGGGTGGATTCCCGGCGGGAAGCCAGGGAAGCCACCTTCGGGGAAGCCAGGTGGCCAGAAGCCACCACGGGAAGCCAATTCGTCAGAAGCGTTTGAATCCGCTTCATTTTTCTGGTTGACAGACCTGCCCCCATTGACCTACCCCTTGATCATCGAAGAATTGCGCCCGGAGGAACCCCCTCGCGGGCGCTTTTCATTTCCCATCCCCCGCATCGCGAGCCCCATCCCATGGACCTGGTCTTCGCGCCGAGCCAGATTGAAACTTGGCCGATTGCCCGGCTGCGCCCCTATGCCCGAAATGCCAAGATGCATGGCGACGAGCAGGTGGCAAAGATCGCCGCCAGCATGGCCAAGTTCGGCTGGACCGTGCCCTGCATGGTGGCCGACGACGGCGAACTGATCGCGGGGCACGGCCGGGTGCTGGCCGCGACCATGCTCGGCCTGACCGAGGTGCCGGTGATCCGGCTCAGCCATCTCGACGAGGCCGAGCGCCGGGCCTACCGGATCGCCGACAACAAGCTGACGGAACTGGGCGAATGGGACGAAGCCCTGCTGCGCGACGAGATCGCGGGGCTCTTGGCCGAGGATTTCGACCTGACCCTGCTCGGCATCAGCGATGATGAGCTGGACGCGCTGCTGCGGGATCCGGAGGCGCTGGGCGGCGATGGCCCGGTCGAGGGCGAGGACGACGTTCCGGAATTGCCGGTCACGCCAGTGTCGGTGGCAGGCGATCTCTGGCAGCTTGGGTCACACCGGCTGATCTGCGGCGACAGCACATCAGCCGATGTCGTGGGACGGCTGCTGGGCGATGTCCGCCCGCTGTTGATGGTCACAGACCCGCCCTATGGCGTCGAGTACGACCCATCCTGGCGCAACCAGGCTGGCGCGGGCAGGACCAAGCGCACCGGGAAGGTGCTGAACGACGACCGGGCAGACTGGCGCGAAGCCTGGACCCTGTTCCCGGGAGACGTTGCCTATGTCTGGCATGGCGCGCTGCACGCGGCGACGGTGGCCGACAGTCTGGTGGCTGCGGGTTTCGCCATCCGGTCGCAGATCATCTGGGCCAAGGACCGGCTGGTCCTCAGCCGAGGCGATTACCACTGGCAGCATGAACCCTGCTGGTATGCCGTACGCGCCAAGGGCAAGGGCCACTGGGCCGGGGACCGCAAGCAGACGACGCTGTGGCAGATCGCCAACCGGGATCAGGACGCCGACACGGTGCACGGCACGCAGAAGCCAGTCGAATGCATGCGGCGGCCGATCCTGAACAACTCGAGCCCAGGTCAGGCGGTATATGAACCCTTCATGGGATCCGGCACGACCCTGATCGCGGCCGAAACCACCGGCCGTGTCTGCCTCGGCGTGGAACTGAACCCTGCATATGTCGATGTCGCCATCGAGCGCTGGCAGTCCTTCACCGGCCAGGAGGCGGTGCTGGCGGAGACCGGCGAGAGCTTCGTCGCCCTCAAGGCCAAGCGGCACGCGGCATGACGATGCAGTTGCGTCCGAGCCAGATCGCGTTCTGGCCGCTGGATCGGCTGAAACCCTACGCCCGCAACGCCAAGACCCACGACGCCGACCAGGTCGCGAGGATTGCCGCCAGTATGGCCGAGTTCGGCTGGACCGTCCCCTGCCTCGTTGCCGCCGACGGCGAGCTGATCGCAGGCCACGGCCGCGTTCTGGCCGCAGCCCAGCTGGGGCTCGCCGAAGCGCCAGTCATCGTACTGGACCATCTAACCGAGGCGCAGCGCCGCGCCTATCGGATCGCCGACAACAAGCTCACGGAGATGGGCGGCTGGGACGACGCTCTGCTCGTCGAGGAACTGCGGGGGCTGATGGCCGAGGACTTCGACCTCGGGATGATCGGGATCCCCGAGGACGAGCTGGACACGCTGCTGAACGATGCAGACGACCGCGCGCCCATCGATGATGACACCGCCGATACCATCCCCGAGGCCCCGGCCGATCCCATCACCCGCCCCGGCGACATCTGGGCGATGGGCGATCACCGCCTGATCTGCGGCGATGCGACCGACCCGGCCGTGTTGGCGCGGCTGATGGATGGGGCGCAGGCGTCGCTGATGTTCACGTCCCCGCCTTACGCCCAGCAGCGCGACTATGGCGCCGCAAAGGAGAAGGTCGGTGATTGGGATGCGCTGATGCAGGGCGTCTTCGCCGCGGCTCCGGTCACTGACGATGCCCAGCTGCTGGTCAACCTCGGCCTCGTCCATCGGGACGGTGAGTGGCTCCCGTATTGGGAAGGCTGGCTCGACTGGATGCGGGCGCAGGATTGGCGGCGGTTCGGTTGGTATGTCTGGGATCAGGGGCCCGGCCTGCCCGGCGACTGGAACGGGCGGCTGGCGCCCTCGCACGAGTTCATCTTCCACTTCAACCGCCAGCCGCGGAAGCCGAACAAGACGGTCGAGAGCAAGCACGCGGGCGAAACCCTCGGCGGCGGCGGCCTGCGCGGGGCCGATGGCACCGTTCATCGCAAGACGGGCACCGGCAACGCGATCCAGAGCCACCGCATCCCGGACAGCGTCTTCCGCATCATGCGCCACAAGGGCGGGCTGGGCGCCGCCGGATCCCACCCGGCTGTGTTCCCGGTGGCGCTGGTCGAGGCGGTGCTGGAGGCCTTCTCCGACCCCGGCGACCTGGTGTTCGAACCCTTCTGCGGCTCCGGCACCCAGTTGATCGCGGCAGAACGCACCGGGCGGCGGTGCTGCGCGGTGGAACTGGACCCGGTCTATTGCGACGTCGCGGTGCGGCGGTGGGAGCTGGCGACGGGGAGGAAAGGATCAAGAAGAGCTATGTGACGCAGAAACTGGCCATAGGACCGGTGGATTGCTGCCGAAAGCGGTGAAATCGTCAGAGGTCGCAAGACGGAGATCGTCAATATCTCAGCTGCCCTCTGAAGGTGCTTTCACCCTTTCGAGGTAGGTCTCGACAAGGAATGTTGCAATCGCTCCAGCTGTATTGACTGCAAGGCTGGCATGTCGAGGTGATGGTCGAACGGGCAGCTTTCCTCCGCGCCCGTGAGAGTCGGATAATCGGTTACGCAACGTGCCAATTCCGTTGACGAGATTCATGGCACCTCCCAAGATTGCCTTGATCGGCTCTTCGGTGTGTTGCGTTGGAGCGAGGTTCAATGCTTTCGCAGCGCTTGCATACAGTTTCGGCAAATCGTCTTTGTCCGAGTACGGCTCGCCACACTCGTCGAGAATTCGCTTGGTCACGGTTTCAAGCAGCGTGCGCGCGACAGTAATGGCCCCCTCCGGGTCTGTACCGCGACGAGCGATTGCCTTGCCCCAGACCGAGTGCACCCCGTCCACATCGAACGTCTCGAGAGCTTCAGAAGCTACCTTATCGCCGGGAGCCGAATTGCGGCCTTCAAGAAAATCCATAAGTGGGGTGAAAGCCTTTCCAATGATCTCGCGGCGCTCGGCATAGCTACCTGCTTCGCGCTGGATGTATGGCCAGAATGCAGAAAGGTTGCGATATGTTCTCACAAATGGAGGCAGAAGATCACACAGCGCGGCCTCTGCCATGAACTCGCGGCGGAGATACTGGTATATGCCATCATCAGCGGTGCCACCTGTGGCACGCGCGATGAGTAAGCCCTCGAGCATTGCCGCTTGTTCGATGCGCGACGAAGGAATCTCGTCCTGTATGTACATTGGCCACCACACATTGCGGATTTCCTGTGATCCTATCGATGTTGCGGTTGGAGACCAAGACGCACAGAAGTGGTTTCAACAGCCACCACAGGCACCCATCAACTGTTGCTGAGAGTGTAGACCGTTCCCCTGCCCTCCACCTTCTCGGCGGTGATGGGCAGGCCCAGCTTTTTCCTCAGCGCCCCCGAGATCGAGCCGCGAACCGTGTGGGCCAGCCATCCGGTGGCATCGACCATCTCGGAGACCGTCGCGCCCTCGGGGCGCTGGAGCATGGCGATGATCTGGGCCTGCTTGGTGCCAGCGCGGATGGCGACGGGTTTCGCGGTGTCGGTGTCGCAGGGCGTCTGCACCGGTTCCGGCTTCGGCCTCGCTTTCCGCGCGCTGGCGACAGCGCTGGCCGCCAGCGGCTCGATCCCGATGGCCTCAAGCCCGGCCTCGGTGGCGATCAGCGTGGTGCCATGGCCGTCGCCGGTCTCGCGCCACATCGGCTCGCCGCGCCGCAGGTTGGCCTCGACCTCTTCAAGCCAGCCTCGGGCGATCATCTTGCCGACCACCATCTTGGCCGCGGCGCCGACCAGCCCCTCGGGCAGCGGCAGGGCGAGGTTGCCGGGCCGGGTCGCGGCGCGGGACAGGATCAGGGACTGGGTGTCGGACGGGGTGGTCATCGGGGCCTCCGGGCGCTTGGGCGCGCGCAGTGCGCGCCTTCTACGGAGGCAAGCCCCGTCATCGGACGGGGCGGCCGTCGCGCCGTGTGGGCGCGTCAGGCGGCGTGTTCGCCCTCGCCAAAGAGGAAGTCGGTGATCTTGCGCAGATCGGCGGCAACGCTGTTGAGTGATCCGACGGCACCCCAGTTGACGGCGTCCGGATCGAATTCGAAATGGTCATCGCTGAGGGCCTTCAGGCGCTCCAGCATGGTGTCGATCTCTGCCTTGGCGGCGATGAATGCGTCGAGGGCTTTGTCGTTCGGCCGGGCGGTGCGGCGGGTCATGGCGGGGCATCCTTTGGTGAGTTGCATCGTTTCCTTGCGATCAGACTCGCTCTGTCGCGCCCTCTAATCAACTGAATACCACGCGATATCATTGGGTTGATCGGATTATCTGCGCCATGAAAGGCATGAGCGAACGCGAGTATGCGGCCCATTCAGGCCTGTCTCGCGGCGGGGTGCAGAAGGCGCGCAAGAACGGGCGGCTGGTGGTCCATGACGACGGGTCGATCAACGCCGCGGCGTCGGATGTGCGGCGGGCGGAGATGACGGATCCCGACCAGCAGCGGCGGTCCTTGGGTGGCGAAAGCCTCGCCAGCGGTGCGGGCGAGACCTCGTCCTACATCAAGGCGCGCACGCTGCTGACGGTCTATGCCGCGCAGGACAAGCAGATCGCGGTCCAAAAGAAGAAGGGCACGCTGGTCGACCGTGCGCGGGCGGAAACGCTGGTGTTTCGCCTCGCGCGGCAGGAACGGGATGTCTGGGTGACCTGGCCCGGGCGGGTGGCCGCGTTGATGGCGGCGCAGATCATGGCGGAGGTGGAACGGCAATCCGGGGCATCGGTGACGATCGAAACCGCGATCATGCAGAGGGTGCTGGAAGCCCATGTCCGCGAACAGCTCGACGCCCTCGCCGACCTCAGGGTTTCCCTCGGATGACGATGATCTGGCCGACAACGACCTGACCGCGGATCTCGACCTCGGCTTCGACGGCGCCGAAGACCTGCTGCGGGTCTGGCGTCAGGGGCTGCGGCCCGATCCGAACCTGACGGTGTCGGAATGGGCGGATCAGCATCGCTGGCTGTCATCGCGCGGCGCGGCCGAACCGGGGCGCTATCGCACCGCCCGGGCCCCTTACCTGCGCGAGATCATGGATGCGCTGTCCCCAAGCCATCCTGCGCAGCGCATCACCTTCATGAAAGCCGCGCAGGTGGGCGCGACCGAGGCCGGGAACAACTGGATCGGCTTCGTCATCCATCACGCGCCGGGGCCGATGCTGGCGGTGCTGCCGAGCCTGGAACTGGCGAAGCGCACCTCGCGGGGCCGTCTTGATCCGCTGATTGCGGACAGCCCGGCGCTCCGCGAACGGGTGAATCCGGCCCGATCCCGCGATGCGGGCAATTCGATGCTGTCGAAGGAATTCCCCGGAGGCATCCTGGTGCTGACCGGGGCCAATTCCGCCACCGGCCTGCGGTCGATGCCCGCGCGTTATGTCTTCCTCGACGAGGTCGACGCCTATCCGGCCTCGGCGGACGAGGAAGGCGATCCGGTCACGCTGGCGGAAGCGCGGACCACCACCTTCTCGCACCGGCGCAAGGTGTTCATGGTCTCGACGCCCACGATCCGGAGGCTGTCGCGCATTGAGCGCGAGTTCGAGGCTAGCGACCAGCGGCGTTACTTCGTGCCCTGCCCGCATTGCGGAACGATGCAGTGGCTGCAGTTCGACCGCCTGCGCTGGGCGAAGGGAAAGCCGGAAACAGCGGCCTACCACTGCGAGGGTTGCGAGCGCCCCATCGCCGAGCACCACAAAACCGAGATGCTGGCCAAGGGCGAATGGCGGGCGACTGCAGTTTCCAGGGATCCGAAGGCCATCGGCTTCCACCTCTCGGCGCTCTATTCGCCCTTGGGGTGGAAAAGCTGGTCCGACGTCGCGCGGGAATGGCTGGCGGCCCAAGGATCGGACGAGACGCTGCGCGCCGCACGCAACACGCTTCTGGGCGAGACATGGGTCGAGTCGGGCGACGCGCCGGAATGGCAGCGGCTTGCGGATCGGCGTGAATCCTGGAAGCCGGGCACGGTGCCGATGGCGGGGCTGTTCCTGACCGCGGGGGCCGACGTCCAGAAGGACCGGATCGAGGCCGACATCTGGGCCTGGGGCCGGGGCATGGAAAGCTGGCTTGTCGATCACATCGTCATTCCGGGCGGGCCTGACGATCCGGCCGCCTGGGACAAGCTGACCGCCCTCCTCGGCCGGTCGTGGCAGCATGCCAACGGCGCCTTCATGACCGTGGCGCGGCTGGGGATCGACACCGGCTACGAGGCCGCGGCGGTCTATGCCTGGTCGCGCAAGGTCGGCTTCGAACAGGTGGCACCGCTGAAGGGCCTCGAAGGGTTCAACCGGTCGGCACCCGTTTCTGGCCCGACCTATGTCGATGCCACCATCGGCGGGAAACGGCTGCGCCGCGGCGCGAGGCTCTGGTCGGTGGCAACGGCGACGTTCAAGGCGGAGACCTACCGGTTCCTGCGGATCGAACGCCCCTCGGACGAGGACCGCGCCACCGGGATGCTCGACGCCCCCGGCACCATCCACCTGCCCGGCTGGGCCGACACCGAATGGCTGAAGCAGCTGGTGGCGGAACAGCTGGTCACGATCCGCAACAAGCGCGGCTATGCCCACCAGGAATGGCAGAAGATGCGCGAGCGGAACGAGGCGCTGGACTGCCGGGTCTATGCCCGTGCCGCGGCATGGATCCTCGGCGCCGACCGATGGGACGAGGCGACCTGGCGGCGGCTGGAAGCGCAGGCGGGCGTGGAAACGCGCATGCCGACGGCCGTCGCAACCGACATCGCCACACAAGACCCGGCCCAACCCAAGGCCGGAACGCTGACCACGCCGCGCCGGAAACGGCGGGCCTATACCCCGAACTTCATGAGGGACTGATGGACCTGGAACGCATGCAGGCCCTGCTCACGGCACTGCAGGAAGCCCGCTTCGCCGGGCTGCGGAGCGTCAGCTATGACGGCAAGACCGTGACCTATGGCTCGGATGCCGAACTGGCGACTGCGATCCGTGATCTGGAAGGGCGCATTGCAGCGGCCAGCGGCAACTCTTCCCGGCGCCGCCGCTGGGGCACTGTGGCCACGAAGGGTCTGTGACCATGGTTCTCGACGCCTTCCGTGCCCGCCTTGGGTCCATCATCGGCGGGTTCGACGCGGCGCAGTCGCACCGCCGCATGCGCGGGTTCCGCGCCACCCGCGCGCATGTGAACACGCTGATCGCCGCCTCGGGCGAGACCATCACCGCCCGTGCGCGCTGGCTGGTCCGGAACAATGGCTATGCCGCGAACGCCGTCGATGCCTTTGCCAATCACGTCGTCGGCGACGGCATCAAGCCCTCGTCGAAGATCGCGGACGCGGCGAAGAAGGAGGAGCTGCAGAAACTCTGGCTAGCCTGGACCGACGAGGCGGACGCCGAGGGGCTGACCGACTTCTTCGGCCTCCAGCGCCGGGCCGCGCGCGAGGTGTTTCTGGCAGGCGAGGTCTTCCTGCGCATCCGCACCCGGCGTCCCGAAGATGGTCTGACGGTGCCGATGCAGCTGCAGATGCTGCCCTCGGAAATGCTGCCCCAGGACATGACCCGCATCCTGCCCGGTGCGGGATCGATCCGGCAGGGGATCGAGTTCGACGGTATCGGGCGGCGTGTGGCGTACCACTTCCTGCGCCGCCACCCGGGCGACATGACCGATCCGGGGCTGGCCGGGGAAACGGTGCGGGTGTCCGCGTCCGAGGTTATCCACATCCTCGACCCGGTCGAGGCGGGCCAGCTGCGGGGCGTCTCGCGCTTCGCGGCAGCCGTGGTGAAGCTCTTCACCCTCGATCTCTATGACGACGCCGAACTGGAGCGGAAAAAGACCGCGGCGATGTTCGCGATGTTCATCACCTCCCCCGCCCCGGAAACCGCCCTCGATCCGGCGGAGGACGATCTCGAGGTGGAACCGGGCCAGGTCGTGCGATTGGACCCCGGCGAGGACGTGACGACGCCCTCTACGCCGGACTCCGGGTCCACTTACGAACCCTTCCAGTACCGCACGCTCCTGCAGATCGGCGCGGCGCTGGGCGTGCCCTATGGCTATCTGACCGGCGATACGGCGAAGGGGAACTTCTCGAACACCCGGATCGCCTTGGTCGACTTCCGCCGCCGCATCTCGGCCTTCCAGCATTCGGTGATGGTCTACCAGCTCTGCCGCGCCGTCTGGACGCGCTGGATGGACATGGCCGTGCTGGCGGGCGCCATCGATCTGCCGGGCTATGCCACCGACCGGCGCGCTTACCTCGCCTGCGACTGGCTTCCGACCAAGTGGGATTGGATCGACCCGGCCAAGGATGCCGCTGCAGAAATCCTGCAGATCGAGGCGGGCCTGAAATCCCGCACGCAGGCCATCGCCGAGCGGGGATACGACGCCGAACAGGTCGACCGGGAAATCGCGGCCGAACGCAAGCGTGAGGCTGAACTGGGGCTGGACTTCCGGCGGCCGGGATCCCCGGCACAGGCGGTGGGTGGCGGCGCTGGGTCGGGTGATGCCGAGGGTGAGCAGCGAGACCAGCAGGAAGAAGAAGACGCGGACAACCTCGGAGAGGACCGGGACCCCCGGCCCGCCCAGGACAGATGATGCATCACACCCATATCGCCCAGCGCGTCTTCAACACACCGCTGATGGTCGATCCCGCCAAGGCGCTGGCCTTCCTGACCGGGCTCGGCCCGCGGATCACCGGCAGGGAAATCACGGTCGAGGGAATGCCCGTGGATCCCGCAGATCAGGCCACTGCGGCACTCCCTGCCCGCGCCTCTCTCTTCAGCGACGACCTGACCAGCCGCCAGGCGCGGAACGGAAGCCAGCCCTTCGCTGTGGTGGACGGGATCGCCGTCATCGAGATCGCGGGCACGCTGGTGCATCGTGGTGCCTGGATCGGGCAATCCTCCGGTCTGACCTCCTACGAGGGGATCGCGACCCAGCTGCAGGCAGCGCTGGCCGATCCCGCCATCCGTGCCATCGCCCTCGACATCGACAGCTTCGGTGGCGAGGTCGCGGGGGCCTTCGATCTGGCTGACCGCATCCGTGCGGCGCGGGCGCAAAAGCCGGTCCACGCCTTCGTCGCCGATCATGCATTGTCGGCCGCCTATGCGCTGGCCTCCCAGGCCGACCGCATCATCCTGCCCCGCACCGGCGCTGTCGGCAGCATCGGTGTCGTGGCCATGCACAGCGACATGAGCGGGGCGCTCGACCAGAGGGGAATCGCCGTCACGCTGATCCATGCCGGGGCCCGCAAGGTCGATGCCAATCCGTACCAGCCTCTGCCCGAGACCGTCCGCGCCCGGATCGCGGGCGAACTCGAGGATCTGCGCCAGCTCTTCGCCGAAACCGTCGCGGAAGGGCGAGGCCACCGCCTCGACACCCTACGGGCGCTGGGCACCGAAGCCTCTGTGTTCCGCGGTGAGGCGGCCGTCTTCGCCGGTCTTGCCGATGAGGTGGCCGATCCCGTCACCGCCTTCCGCGCGTTCGCCGCCGCACCCCGCGGCACAACCACCCTCTCATCCAACCCCAAGGGAAAGGGCCTGATGATGACCACCGCCCCCGAAGACCATGCGCAGCCTGCGGCCGCGCCTGCTGCCAGCCCCACGCCGGAGCCGACCCCGCCCGCGGAAATCGCACCGCCGCCGACGGCGGCGGCCGCGATGTCGCCGGAAGCCATCCGAGCGGAAGCAGCCGAGGTCGCACAGGTCTGCGCGCAGGCCGCGCGTCTCGGCATCCAGATCAATGCTGCCGATGCAGTCGCCAGGGGCGTGAAACCCGAAGCCCTGCGCGCCAAGGTGCTGGCCGATCTCGCTGCGCGCAGCGATGCCGCAGGCATCATCGCCACCGCCCCGGCGGCGGGCGCCAAGGAAAGCCCCATCGTGGCTGCCGCGAAGAAATCGGCCGCCGCCTCGCGCTGACGCGCACCGCCCAGATCGGGCGCCCCCATCCCCCAACATCTCGGAGACTGAACCATGCCCGTCCTGACGGAACCGCCCAGCATGGGCGATGTCCTCAAATTTGAGGTCAACCCGAACTACACCCGCGAGGTGGTAACGCTGCTCGCGGGCCTGCCCTATCCCGTCGGCTCGGTGCTGGGGAAGATCACGGCCAGCGGCAAGTACACGCTATCTCCCGCGACCGGGGCCGACGGATCGCAGGTCGCAACGGCCGTCCTGCTCTATGCCGTCGATGCGACGCTGGCCGATGCCACGGGCATTGTGCTGGTCCGCGGTCCCTCGATCGTGTCGCGCGCGGCCCTCGCCTACGGCGCCACCGTCGATGACGGCACCAAGATCGCCGCGAAACTCACCCAACTCGCCGCCGTTGGCATCGTCGCGCGCGACGGCGTCTGATCACCCTCATTCTCCCGGAGCCCCACCATGACCCTCGTCCGCAATCCCTTCGACGCTGGCGGCTATTCGCTGGCCGAGATGACGCAGGCCATCAACATCCTGCCCAACCTCTACACCCGCCTCGCCCAGATCGGCCTCTTCCGCTTCGTAGGGGTCAGCCAGCGCTCGGTCATCATCGAGCAATACGAAGGCGTCCTCAGCCTCCTGCCCTCGGTCCCCCTCGGCGGCCCCGCCACGGTCGGCACGCGCGAGGGGCGGTCCATGCGGTCCTTCGCGTTGCCGTGGATCCCGCATGACGACGTCGTGCTGCCCGCCGACATCCAGGGGCAACCCGCGCTGGGCGCCTTTGACGCTGCCGATCCCCTCGTCGAGGTGATGAACCGCAAACTGCTGCTGATGCGGCGCAAGCATGCCCAGACGCGAGAATACATGGAGATGAACGCGCTCCGCGGCATCGTGAAGGATGGGGCCGGGACCACTCTCTACAACTACTTCACCGAATTCGGCCTGGCGCAAATCTCCGTCGACTTCATTCTCGGCACCGCAGGCACCAACGTGCAGGGCAAGGTGCGCGAGGTGCTGCGCGCCATCGAGGACAATCTGCTGGGTGAGGCGATGACCAGCGTGCACGCCCTCGTCAGCCGCGAGTTCTTCGACAAGCTGATCGCGCACCCGAAGACCGAAGAGGCCTACAAGTTCTACGCCTCGACCGGTGCGCAGCCCCTGCGCGAGGATGTGCGCCGGAACTTCCCCTTCGGCGGCATCCTCTTCGAGGAATACTCCGGCACCGTCACCCTCTCGACCAAGGCCACCGAACGGCTGGTCCCGGCGAACGAGGGCATCGCCTTCCCCTTGGGCACGATGGACACCTTCACCACCTACGGCGGCCCGGCGAACCTCCTGGAGACCGCCAACACCATCGGCCTGCCGCTCTACGCCCGCCAGCATCTGGACGAGAAGGGTCGCTGGATCGACGTGATGACCGAGGCCTCGATCCTGCCGGTCAACAAGCGGCCGCGCCTCGCCGTGCGGATCCACAGCTCGAACTGACAGGCCCCGCCATGTCCGTCTTTGCCGCCGCCATGGACCGGATCTTCACCCATGCCTCCATGGCGGCCCCGGCTCTCTGGATCTCGGCCACCACCTCCGAGGAACGCCCGATCCGCATCATCCGCCGCGCGCCCGACCGCGTCACCGACTTCGGCGCGGGGCGCTTCGTCAGCGACACGACGGTGGTAGATGTGCGCGTGGCCGACCTGCCCACCCCGCGACCAGGCGATGTGATCGTCATCGATGCGGACAGCCATGTCATCCAGGGGGAACCGCTGCGCGACCGCGAACGGCTGATCTGGACCCTCGATCTGCGCCCGGCGTGACCCGATGAAACTGAAGCTCACCATCGATCCTGACATCGTCGCGATGATGCAGGCGGAAATCGCTGCGGGCGAGAAGGCGGTCACCACCGCCATGCGCGAGGCGGGCGCGGGACTCAAATCCGCCTGGCGCGGCCAGATCACCGGCGCGGGGCTGGGCACCCGGCTCGGCAATTCGATCCGGCTGGCCACCTATCCCAAGGGCGGCGAAAGCCTGAACGCCGCGGCGCTGATCTGGTCGAACGCCCCGGTGATCGTCGGCGCGCATGACACAGGGCCGCTGATCCGGTCGCGCAACGGCCTCTGGCTGGCGATCCCCACCCCGGCCGCAGGCAAATCCACCCGCGGGGGCCGGATCACCCCCGGCGAGTGGGAACGCCGCACCGGTCTACGCCTGCGGTTCATCTATCGCCGCCGGGGACCGAGCTTGCTGGTGGCTGAGGGGAGGTTGAACTCGAAGGGCCGCGCCGTGGCTTCGAAGTCGAAGACCGGACGCGGGCTGAGCACTGTGCCGATCTTCCTGCTGTTGCCACAGGTCAAGCTACGCAAGCGGCTCGATCTGGCGCGGGATGCCGAGCGGGCCATCGACGGCGTGCCGGGCCGGATCGTGGCGGGGTGGGTCGAGAGAAGGTTCTGAAAGGGACCGTCGACACGCCGCCCGGATTGGCATATATTGCCAATGATCCTCAGTGAGACTCCCATGGCCACCCGAAACGTCGTCCTGACCGAAACGCAATCCGACCTTGTCGACCGCCTGGTGGCATCCGGTCGGTATCAGAACGCGTCCGAAGCGTTGCGCGCCGGGCTGCGCCTTCTGGAACGCGAAGAGGCGGAACTTGGCGCGTTGCGCAGCCGACTGACCGCCGGGCTCGAACAGGCCCGGCGCGGGGATCTGGCCGAGGGAATTGGCGAGGATGCCATCCGTCGGGCATTTGCCGCTGCGCGTGCAAATACCTGATGCCGAAACCCTGGCGTCTGACAAGGCAGGCGGAGGCCTCGCTGATCGAGATCGCCCGCTGGACCATCGAGACCTTTGGTCCACGACAGGCGGCGGCGTATGAGGACGACCTGATCTCCACCTGTCGCGAGATCGCCGCAGGCACCGCCCTGTCACAGGATTGCCGTCGGCTCATCGACCCCGCCTTGGCCGAGGACCTGCGCTTCGCGCGGGCAGGCCAGCATTTCGTGGTCTTCGTCGAAGACACAGAGCAGGTGGTCATCATCGATTTCCTGCACAGCCGCGCTGATCTGCCGCGACGGCTGGCCAACTTGCCTCTGCCGAAAGGCGACAGGGAACACTGACCCCGGGCCTGTCCCGGATCCCCGGAACAAGAGATGCCCACCACCCGCGAAACCGTCCTCGCTGCGCTGCTTGCGCGGCTGCAACCGCTTGCCGCCCTCACCCTGCGTGACGAGGTGTTGCCCGAGCGGATCCCCGCGGCGGGGCTGATCATCCTTCGCGACGGCCAGCCGGGCGAGCACGAGGTGACGCTGTCGCCCCTGCGCTACCACTACCAGCACCGGGCCGAGCTGGAGGTCGTCGTCCAAGCGGGCACCGGCCGGGCTAGCGCCTTTGACGACCTGATCGCCGCCATCGGCGCGGCGCTGGAGGCTGACCGGACGCTGGGCGGCCTCTGTGACTGGTTGGAACCCGAAGCCCCGGCTTCGGTCGATCTGCCTGTCGAGGGAGCCGCGGCGCTCAAGGCGGCGGTGATCACAGTCGTCCTGCACTACACCACCACCGGCCCCCTCGCCTGAATTCCCCCACATAGGAGACCCCCATGGCACGCGCACACGGCGCGCGGGCGCAGATGGCGCTTGCGTTCGAAACCGTCTACGGCACCCCACCCGCCAGCGGCTATCGGCTGATGCCGTTTGCCCGCACCACGCTGGGCGCGGAACAGCCCCTGCTGAACTCGGAGCTTCTCGGTTATGGCCGCGATCCCCTGGCCCCCATCAAGGACGCGGTCACCGCCGATGGCGAGGTCGTGGTGCCGATCGATGTGGAGGCTTTCGGCTTCTGGCTGAAGGCCGCCTTCGGCGCCCCGACCACGACAGGGACCACACCCAAGACCCACACCTTCCAGTCGGGGAATTGGACGCTGCCATCGATGGCAATCGAAGTGGCGATGCCCGAGGTGCCGCGGTTTGCGATGTACGCGGGTTGCGTGATGGACCAGTTGTCCTGGCAGATGAACCGCTCCGGCCTGCTGACCGCAACCGCCCGCCTAATCGCGCAGGGCGAAGCCATCGCTGCCACCACGGCTGCGGGCACGCCGACCGCGCTGGGCCTTCAGCGCTTCGGCCATTTCAACGGGGTGGTGAAGCGCAACGGCACCGCCTTGGGCAACGTCGTCTCGGCCGAGATAACCTATGCCAACGGCCTCGACCGGATCGAGACCATCCGCAACGACGGCAAGATCGAGGGCGCCGATCCCGGCATGGCCGCGCTGACCGGCCGGATCGAAGTCCGTTTCGCGGACTCTGCCCTCGTCACCCAAGCCATCGACGGCACGCCCTGCGAGTTGGAGTTCGCCTACAGCCTCGGGGCCAATGCCAGCTTCACCTTCACGGCACATGCCGTCTACCTGCCGGTCCCGCGGATCGAGATCCCCGGGCCGCAGGGCATCCAGGCCAGTTTCGACTGGCAGGCGGCGAAAGCCACCAGCCCCGCCCGCATGTGCACCGCCGTCCTTGTCAACACCGTCACGGGATACTGACCATGATCCGTCTGAACCTGTCGAACCGGCCCGAATGGCTGGACCTGCTGCCCGGCTTGCGCGTCCTGGTGGCCCCTCTCACCACCGCGCTGATGGCCTCGTCCCGCGCCGATCCGGCCATTGAGGGCCTGTCGGAGGCATCAAGCCAGGAAGTCATGGCGCTGGCCATGGCCAAGGCCGTCGCCCGCCGAGCGATCCTGGAATGGGAAGGCGTCGGCGATGAGGCAGGCAACCTCGTTCCCGTCAGCCCGGCCGGGATCGATGCCCTTCTGGAAATCTGGCCCGTCTTCGAGGCTTTCCAGGCGCAATACGTCGCCCGCGGCCTGATGCTGGACGCGGAAAAAAACGCCTCCGCGCCCTCGCCGACTGGTCCTTCGGCGGGGGCGACGGCTACTGCGCGGCCTGCGCGGACCCCTGCCCGAACTGCCCCGCTAGACTGAACCGGCCGCAGACGGTTGAGGGCTGGCAGGTCTGGGATCTGACCCAGCGCCTTGGCGGCCAGCTGCGCATCGCGCCGGGGGCCGTCATCGGATGGGACATGGGGTCGGCGCTGTCATTGGCGCAGGCGCTGGGAATTGCGCCGCTGATCGCCGCCGAACTGCTGCCCGAGATCGAGGCGGTGATGGTGCGCAAACTCAACGAGCAGATGGAAGGACGCCGCAATGGCTGAGAAAAAGGTCTCCGTCCGCCTCGTGGCGGAGGGCGGACGACGCGTGCGCGCCGAACTGGAGGGCATCGGCGAGGCCGGGGCGAAGGGCTTCGGTCGGCTGTCCTCCGAAATGGAACTGGCCAACACGCGTCTGGCCAGCTTCGCGCGCCGCGCCGGGATCGCGTTGGCGGCTGTCGCCGCAGCGGCTGCGGCTGCCGGGGTTGCCATGGTGCGCTCGGGGCTCGCCAACATCGACGCGCAAGCGAAGCTCGCGCAGTCGATGCGCACGACCGTCGAGAGCATCCAGACCCTGACCTGGGCGGGGGAGCTTGCGGGCGTCTCGATGGGCGAGATCGAGCAGGCGACGAAGAAGCTCACCACGCGCCTGTCAGAAGCGGCCAGCGGCTCGGGCGCGGCGGTCGGCGCGCTCAGGCGGCTGAACCTGACGGCGGCGGAACTGCAGGCCCTGCCGCTCGACCAGCGCATCGTCGCGATCCAGGACGCCCTGAACCAGTTCGTGCCCGAGGCCGAACGGGCGGCCGTGGCCTCCGACCTCTTCGGCGACCGGGCGGCGCTGGCCTTCCTGCGGATCGACAGCGCCACCCTGCGCGATGCTGCCCGCGACGTGCAGGACTTCGGGGTGGCGGTCAACGCGGCAGATGCCGCCCAGATCGAGCGGACGGGCGACGCCATCGCGCGCCTGAGCCTGATCTGGACCGGCCTCGTGAACCGCCTGACCGTCGCCGTCGCCCCAGCGCTCGAGACCATCGCCACAAAACTCGCCGACATGGCCCGCGCCACCGGCCCCATCGGGCAGGCGATCACGGCGCTCTTCGACAACCTCGGGCGTCTGGCGTCCTATGCGGCAACCTTCGCAGCCGTCATGGCCGGGCGCTGGGTCGCGGGAATGGCTGCGGCGGCCCTGTCGGTGCGCGGCCTTGCCACCGCCTTGGTGTTCCTGCGAGGCGCTCTGATCCGCACCGGCATCGGCGCGCTGATCGTCGGCGCGGGCGAGCTGGTCTACCAGTTCTCGCAACTCGTGGCCCGGGTCGGCGGCGTGGGCGAAGCGTTCCGGCTGCTGGGCGATCTGGCCAGCGAAGTCTGGTCGCGCATCGGTCTGTCGCTGGACGCGGCCCTCGCGCGGATGGCGGCCGGATGGGAGGGGCTGAAGGCTGCTGGTCTCTCAGCCTTTGAGGGCACCATCGCAGGCGTCGTCAGCTTCGGCGACCGGACGGCGGCGATCTTCCAGGGAGCCTATGACGCGGCGGTGGCGATCTGGGGCAGCCTGCCCGGAGCCATCGGCGACTTCGCCTTCCAGGCCGCGAACGGGCTGATCTCGGGCGTGGAGGCGATGCTGAACGGCGTCGTCACCCGCATCAACAGTTTCATCGAGACCCTGAACGCGGCCCTGGCGCTGCTGCCCGAATGGGCGACAGGCGAAGGTGGGGTGCGGATCGGCATTCTCGATCCGGTGGAACTTGGGCGCATCGGCAATCCCTTCGAAGGTGCCGCAACGGCCGCCGGTGCCGCCGCCGCGGATGCCTTCTCGGCCGCGCTGTCGCGCACCTATCTGGAACCACCCGACCTCGGCCTCGGCGCAATGGCCGACGACGCCCGCGCTCGGGCCGAGGGTTATCGCGAAGCGGCCGGGATGCTGGCCGATGCCGCCGGTCGGCCGCTCGCCAGCTGGCAGGCGCTGAAGGATGCCGTCACCGGCACGGGGACCGAGGCCGAGACCGCACTGGCGGATGCGGCTGGCGCGGCCGATGCCCTGACAGCCGGTCTGAACGATACGGCGACCGCCGCCGATGGCGCTGGAGGCGCTGCACGCGACGCGGGCGCTGCGGCGGCCGAGGGTGCGGACACCGCTCTCACTGGCTGGCAGGCGGTCACGGCTGCGCTCGCCGATTACGCCGCCAAGGCGCGCGACATCGGCGGGGATATCGGCAGCGCGCTGGTGGGCGCCTTCCAGAGCGCCGAGAACGCCATCGGCGACTTCGTGAAGACCGGCAAGCTCGACTTCCGCGATCTGGTCACATCAATGATCGCCGACCTGGCCAAGCTTGCCGCGCGACGCTTCATCCTCGGCCCCATCGCGAACGCCCTTTCCGGCGCGCTGGGCGGGGCGGGTGGGATTTTCGCGAACATCCTGCACGCGGGCGGCATCGTCGGGTCTCCAGGCCGCGGCCGAATGGTCCCCGCGCTGGCCTTTGCGGGTGCCCGCGCATGCACAGCGGGGGCTGGGCCGGTCTGCGCCCGGACGAGGTGCCCGCGATCCTGCAGCGCGGCGAGCGGGTGCTCTCGCGCCGGGAAGCCGCGGGTTACGGCCAGGCAGGGGCCTCGACCGTGAACGTCACGATCAACGCCCGCGACGCCGATAGCTTCCGGCAGTCGCGCACGCAGGTCGCCGCAGACATCGCGCGCGCCGTGTCGCTGGGCCGGAGGGGCATGTGAGTGCGACCCCGCAAGTGGGCACCGGTTGCGGGGGCCAGAGCACGAACCATGGAGAAACTTGATGGCGTTTCACGAGGTCCGCTTTCCGGACAACATCAGCCGTGGCGCGCGCGGTGGCCCGGAGCGGCGCACCCAGATCGTCGAACTGGCGAGTGGGGCCGAGGAACGCAACGCCAGCTGGGCCAACAGCCGCCGCCGCTACGACGTCGCCTATGGCATCCGCCGCGCCGACGATCTGGCGGCGGTCGTCGCTTTCTTCGAGGCGAGGAACGGCCGCCTGCATGGCTTCCGCTTCAAGGACTGGGCCGACTTCAAGTCCTGCTTGCCATCGCAGACGCCGGGTCCGACCGATCAGCCTATCGGCACCGGCAACGGGTCGGCTACCCAGTTCCAGCTCGCCAAGCGCTACACCTCCGGCGCGCAGTCCTGGACACGGTCCATCACCAAGCCCGTCGCCGGGACAGTGACTATCGCCCTGAATGGCACGCCGCAGGCGTCCGGCTGGTCGGTCTCGACCGCGACGGGCTTGGTGACCTTCACCACGGCCCCCGCCGCTGGCGTTGCCGTCACCGCAGGTTTCGATTTCGACGTCCCCGTCCGCTTCGACACCGACGCCCTCGATGTCACCCTCGACCTTGAACGGCTCGGGTCGATCACCTCGATCCCTCTCTTGGAAATCCGCACATGAAGTCCCTGAACCCCGCGCTGCAGGCGCATCTCGACGAGGGCACGACGACGCTTGCCTGGTGCTGGCGGATCACCCGCGCCGATGGGGTGAACTTCGGTTTCACCGACCACGACCGGACCCTGTCGTTCGACGGCACCGAGTTCGAACCGGAAAGCGGCCTGACAGCCTCCGAGGTGCGGTCTGGCTCTGACCTTTCGGTCGACGCGCAGGACGCGCAAGGCGTGCTGTCGTCGGACCGGATCACCGAGACAGACATCCTCGACGGCCGCTGGGACAATGCGGCGGTTGAGGTCTGGCGGGTGAACTGGGCAAACCCGGCGCAGCGCGTGCTGTTGCGGCGCGGGGCCATCGGCCAGATCCGGCGCGGACGGCTGGCCTTCGTGGCCGAGGTGCGCAGCCTCGCCCATGTCCTAGGCCAGACGGTCGGGCGGACGTTCCAGGCCAGTTGCGACGCGGCCTTGGGCGACACGCGCTGCGGCGTGAACCTCGAGGCCCCGGCCTTCAAGGGGACCGGCGCCGTGATCGATGTGCTGCGCGACCGGGCCTTCACCGCTTCCGGACTCGGCGCCTTCGCTACGGGCTGGTTCGCCTTCGGGCTGGTCGAATGGTCGACCGGCGCGAATGCCGGGCGGCGGGTTGAGGCGTTGTCCTACGACATCGTCGACGGCGTGGCGATCCTGACCCTGCTGGAGGCGCCGGTGCGCCCGATCGCGGCGGCAGACGCCTTCGTGGTCCGGGCGGGTTGCGACAAGCGGATCACGACCTGCGGCGCAAAGTTCGCCAATGTCGCCAACTTCCGGGGCTTCCCGCACATCCCGGGCCAAGACGCCGTGCTGCGCTATGCCACCAAGGACGGCGGCCACGAGGGGGCGGTCCTGTGAACGCGCCCGTCCCGACGGCCGATCCTGCCCGCGTCATCGCCGCCGCGCAGTCGTGGCTCGGCACGCCCTACCACGATCAGGCCAGCCTGCGCGGGGTCGGCTGCGATTGCCTCGGCCTCGCGCGTGGAGTCTGGCGTGAAGTTGTGGGGCCGGAGCCGTTCCCCATCCCGCCCTATAGCCGGGATTGGGGCGAGACCGGGCCGTGCGAGGTGCTGGCCGAAGGGGCGCGACGGATGATGCCGGAACTTGATCCGTCCGCGGCCGGGCCCGGTGCGCTGATCCTGTTCCGGATGGTGCCGCGCGCCATCGCCAAGCATGTGGGGATCCTGACCGGTCCCGACACCTTCCTCCACGCCTACGAGCGGCTGTGCGTGATCGAGGAACCGCTGACACCCGCATGGCGGCGGCGCATCGCCTTCGCCTTCCTATTCCCTGCAAGTTGAGATTTTCCCATGGCCACGCTCGTCCTCGGCGCCGTCGGTTCCGCCATCGGCGGGGCCTTCGGCGGCGCGATCCTCGGCTTTTCCGGGGCTGCCATTGGTGGCTTCATCGGATCGACCATCGGTTCGGTGGTGGACAGCTGGATCGTGTCCTCACTGGCCCCGGCGCAGAAGATCGAAGGGCAACGGCTGGATTCCCTGCGGATCACGTCCGCCACGGAAGGCGCGATCATCCCGCGCCTCTACGGCCGCATGCGCATCGGCGGCAACATCATCTGGGCGACCGATTTCCGTGAAGAGACGAAGACCACCTCGCAGGGCGGCGGCAAGGGCGGTGGCGGCGGGAGGGTTCGGACGACAGAATACCTCTACTATGCCAGCTTCGCCGTGGCGCTGTGTGAAGGCCCGATCACCGGCATCGGCCGCATCTGGGCCGACGGCAAGCCGCTCGACATGACGCGCATCACCTGGCGCTGGTATCCCGGCAACGAGACCCAGACGGCCGATCCGTTCATCGCGGCGAAGATGGGGGCGGCCAACGCCCCGGCCTATCGCGGTACGGCCTACGTCGTCTTCGAGGAGCTGCCGCTTGCCACTTACGGCAACCGACTTCCGCAGCTGTCGTTCGAAGTGTTCCGGCCGCTCGCGGATCCCGACACCGCCGAGGGGCTGGTGAAGGCGGTGACCATGATCCCGGCCTCGGGAGAGTTCACCTATGCGACGGAGACGATCCGCAAGAGCGCGGGCGGATTCGGCGGCACGACCGTGGCCGAGAACCTGAACGCGCTGCCGGATGAAGCCGATATCGTCGTGGCCCTCGATCGGCTGCAGGCCATGGCCCCGGCCGTCGAGAGCGTCAGCCTGGTCGTCGCGTGGTTCGGCAACGATCTGCGCGCGGGCAACTGTACGATCAAGCCGGGCGTCGAAGTGGCGACCAAGGTCACCAGCCCCAAGGAATGGACGGTCAACGGCGTGGCGCGGGCGAATGCGCATCTGGTCAGCCGGGACGTCGAGGACCGGCCGGTCTATGGCGGCACGCCTGCGGATTTCGCGGTGGTGCAGGCGATCCGCGAGATGAAGGCGCGCGGGATGCGGGTCACCTTCTATCCCTTCCTGCTGATGGACGTCCCGCCCGGCAATACGCTGCCGAACCCCTACAGCGCGAATGCCGCGACGCCGGGCCAGCCGAGTTTCCCGTGGCGGGGCCGGATCACCTGTTCCCCGGCGGCGGGGTATGCCGGGACCGCAGACAAGACCGCCGCTGCGGCGACGCAGGTCTCGGCCTTCTTCGGCGCGGCCACCCCCGCGCAGTTCGCGGTGTCGGGCGACAATGTGAACTGGACCGGGTCCTCGGGTAACTGGGGCTTGCGCCGGATGATCCTGCACTACGCGCATCTGTGCAAAGCGGCCGGGGGCGTCGATGCCTTCCTGATCGGATCGGAAATGCCTGGCCTCACCACGATCCGGTCGGGTGCCAGCACGTATCCCGCCGTCACGGCATTCAAGGCTCTCGCGGCAGATGTGCGCACGATCCTCGGCGCGGATCCCAGGATCGGCTATGCCGCCGACTGGTCGGAATACTTCGGCCACCACCCTGCAGATGGGTCGGGCGACGTGTTCTTCCACCTCGACCCGCTCTGGTCGGATGCCAACATCGATTTCATCGGCATCGACAACTACATGCCGCTCTCCGACTGGCGGGATGGCTTCGACCACGCCGATGCGCTGGAAGGCTGGTCCGCGATCCACGACCGGGGCTACCTGCAGGCCAATATCGCGGGCGGCGAGGGCTTCGACTGGTTCTACGCCAGCGCTGCCGACCGGTCGGCCCAGACCCGGACGCCGATCACGGATGGTGCTCCAGGCAAGCCCTGGGTGTTCCGTTACAAGGATCTGCGGGCCTGGTGGACGAACCCGCATTTCAACCGTCAGGGCGGAGTTGAAAGTGGCACGCCCACGGCATGGGTGCCGCAGTCGAAGCCCGTCTGGTTCACCGAACTGGGTTGCCCCGCCATCGACCGGGGCACGAACCAGCCGAACGTCTTCTTCGACCCGAAGTCCTCCGAGAGCTTCACGCCCTACTTCTCGCGCGGCTGGCGCGATGATGCCATCCAGCGTGCCTATCTCGAGGCCAGTTACCTGTGGTGGGGCGAGCCCGCGAACAACCCGCTATCCTCGGTCTATGGCGGCCGGATGGTGCGTGTGCCGGAATGCGCCGCCTGGACGTGGGATGCGCGACCCTATCCGTTCTTCCCGGAACTGACCGGGGTCTGGACGGACGGCCCCAACTGGCGACTTGGCCACTGGCTGACCGGACGACTCGGCGCGGTGTCCCTCGCCGCCCTCGTGCGCCACCTCTGCCTGCGCGCCGGGCTGGCGGAAGACCTCATCGACGCCTCCGGCCTCTGGGGCGCGGTCGAAGGCTATGTGATCGGGGCGCTGGAAAGCCCGCGCGCGTCGATTTCCACCTTGGCCCGGCATTTCAGCTTCGATGCCATCGAGACCGAAGGCGTGATCCGCTTCGTCATGCGCGGGCGGGCATCGCGCCTGACCCTCACGGTGGATGATATGGTCTCCAGCCGCGAAGGCGAGGCCTTCGAGCTGACCCGTGGCCAGGAGACCGAACTGCCGCAGGCTCTGAAGTGGCAGGTCGCGCGGGCGGACGAGGACTATGACGCGGCCCTTGTCGAGGCCCGCCGCATCACCGTCGACACCACCCGCATCGCGTCCGAGTCCTTCCCCATGGCGATCCCGCCCGAGGAGGCCGAACGCCGTTGCCGCCGCGCGCTGATGGAGGCGTGGATCGGTCGCGAAAGCGCCACCTTCCGCCTGCCGCCCTCGCGGCTGGCTCTCGATCCGGCCGACGTGATCCGGCTTGCGCATGACGGCCGTGAGGTGGGATTCCGCCTCGTCTCGGTCGCCGATGCTGAGGCACGCGGGATCGAGGCCGTCCGTCAGGATCGTGCCGCCTATGATCTGCCGCCCGGCGATCCCCGCCCGGCCTCACTGGCGAGTCCCGTCGTCTTCGGCACGCCGGAGGTGGTGATGCTGGACCTGCCGCAGATCACCGAGGATCAGCCCGCCCATCGCCCCCTGATCGCGGCCCATGCCACCCCTTGGCCGGGCGAGATCGCGGTGTTCCGGAGCGCCTCGACAGATGGCTTCAATCTGCTGACCACCTTCGGCAGTCGCGCGCGGATCGGTACGCTGGCCTTCGACTTCTTTCCGGGGCCGACCTCGCGCTTCGATCTGGGCAATCAGCTGGCCGTCGATCTGCTGTCCGGTACGCTGGAAAGCGTGACCGACGTGGCCCTCTTCAGCGGGGCCAATGCGGTAGCCGTCGAGCCCGCGGCTGGGGTCTGGGAAATCGTCCAAGCAGGCGCGGCCGAACTGATCGCCCCGGGCCGCTATCGCCTGACCCGCCTCCTGCGCGGTCAGCGAGGGACGGAGTATGCGATGGGCAATCCGGCCCCGGCCGGTGCGAGGGTCGTGTTGCTGGATTCGACGCTGGCCTCGCTGCCCATCGCCGAGGGCGACCTCGGACTACCATGGAACTGGCGCGTGGGCCCGGCCGCTCGCTCCGTCGGCGACGCGAGCTATGCCGCGCTGGGCTTCACCCCGACCGGCCGGGGCCTTGTCCCCTTCGCCCCAGCCCATGTCGAACAGCCCTGGCGGACGGCCCGCAGCCCGGGCGATCTGACAATCCGCTGGACGCGCCGATCCCGCGCGCTGGTGGCTGATGCCTGGGAGCAGGTCGAGGTGCCGCTGGCCGAAGACGTTGAGTCCTACGAGGTGCAGATCCTCGACGGGATGACCGTCAAGCGCACGCTGACCAGTAGCACGACCTCCGTCCTCTACACCGCCGCCCAGCAGACCGCCGACTGGGGCGCGTCGCTCGGTCCCGGCCAGACGCTGGCGATCCGCATCCACCAGCTTTCGAACCGCCTCGGCCGCGGCACGCCTGCGTCCGTCACTCTGCAGTTCTGATCCCAACACGCGGGAACCCCATGTCTGACACCTCCACCCATCTGGGCCTGCCGTATCTTCTGGCCGGCCAAGCGCAGAAGCACGTCACGCATAACGAGGCGCTGCGCCTGCTCGACGCGATGGTGCAGCTCTCGGTCCTCGACCGCACGCGGACTGTCCCGCCCGCGAGCCCCGCCGATGGGAACCGGCACCTGGTGGCCTCGGGTGCCACCGGCCTCTGGGCCGGGTGGGATCTGAACATCGCCTTCTGGATCGACGGCGCTTGGATCCGGCTGGTGCCGCGGACCGGCTGGCTCACTTGGGTTGCGGCCGAGGGATTGTTCCTCGTCTGGACCGGCAGCGCGTGGGATGTGGTGGGCGAGCCACGCGACGTGTCGGACGCGGTCTTCAGCCTTGTGAACGACACCGATCCTACGAAGAAGGCCACCTTCTCGCTGGCGGGGATCAGCGCGGGGACCACGCGCAGCTTCACGATGCCAAACACCTCGTCCGAACTGGCGATCCTCGCGGGGACGCAGACCTTCACCGGCAACAAAACATTCTCGGGCACGCTGACCGCTTCCGGGACAGTAACCACGTCCGGTGCAACGGCGACCATCGGCACGTCCACCGGTACTGCGACCTACGGCATGGGCACCGGGGCCACGACCACGGGCGTCACCAAGACCGTGAACCTTGGCACCGGCGGTGCCTCCGGATCGACCACGGTCGTGAACATCGGCTCGGCCACGGCAGGTTCTGGCGGGACAACGGTGATCAACACACCGACCGTCACCTTCGCCAATGCCGTCACGCAGGTCGGCATGCCCCAGGCGAACCTGACCGCGCAGCTCTTGGGCCTCGGCGGGGCAACCGCTGACAGCTACAACCGGCTGTCGGTCAACACGCCTGCGGTCCTTCTGAACAACGCAGGGGCGGGCATTGAGGCGACCGTAAACAAGGCGGCCGCCGGAAACGACGCAGCTTTCGCCTTCAAGACCGGCTTCTCCGCCCGCGCGCTGATCGGGTTGCTCGGCAACGACGACTTCAGCTTCAAGGTCAGCCCGGACGGATCGGCCTTCTACGACGCGATCCGGATCGACCGAGCGAGCGGCCAGGTGGAATTGCCGCAACCAACGGTTTTGCCGGGACTGGCCGCAGCGCCATCGCCTCCACCGGCAGGCAAGGCCTCCGTCTATGCGCGCAACCGCGCCGGGGCGCCATGGATCGACGTGATGCGCCCTTCGGGCCGGGACTTTCCGCTGCAGCCGCATTTCGGGGTGAACCGGATCGCCAACTGGGCGCCTTCGACCGGCACGACGATCACCAGCGAAGGCCTGCCCGTCACCTCGGTCGGCACCGTCTCCCACCCGACGCTGGCCGCCACGAACCTGGCCGCCTCGATGCGGCGCTGGCGTCTGACCTCTGCGGCGGTGGCGGACTCGGTCGCCGACCAGCGATCCGCTGGCTGGGCCTGCTGGCGCGGCAATGCGGCAGGATTGGGCGGCTGGACTTTCGTGACGAGGATTTCGCTGACGACACTCCAGACGACCGGCATGGGGTTCTTCGGCCTATATGGATCGACGGCCGCGCTGGCCACCACCCTGACGCTTCCCGCCGTGGTGAACTGCATAGGCATCGGCTTCCAGCGCGGCACTCACACCCGTTGGCAACTGGTCGCAAACGACGGCACCGGGGCGCCGACCCTGACCGACATGGGCGCGTCCTTCGCCATCGCCACGGGCGGCGTGCTGACCCTGTTCATCGCGGCGCCACCAAATGGGTCATCCGTCTGGGTGCGCGTCGTCGACGAGGTCTCTGGCGTGGTCTTCGAGCAGGAGGTCACCGCGGACCTGCCCGCAGCGACGCAATTCCTGTCGCCACGTCTGTTCATGAACACCGGCGCGACCGCCGCCGCCGTCGCATACGACTGTGCCGGGGTCTACCTCGAAACCGATTTCTGAACAGCATGACCGCGAAAGGACCATCATGAACGACCAGACCACCCTGACCAGCGAGGTCGCGCGGGCCTTTCGGGACCATGGGATCACCGCCGCGCTGACAGCCCTGATCGGCGGCACCATCGCCCTGTTCGCGGCGATCACGCGCAAGGCCTTCACCAACGAGGCCCTGCTGGACCGCCTCGACCGCGAACTGGTTTCCGAACGGGACCGGATCGACCGCCAGCGCAGCGAGGACCGCAAGGCCGATGGCGACCGCCTCGACCGGATCGAGACGGACATCCGATCCATGCGGGACATGCTGTTCGACGCATTCCAGCGCAGCCGATCCGACTGACCCATCCGAACCTCGCCAACCGACACCCCACCCGCCCCAGAGGCGGGTTTTTCATTTGGAGGATCCCATGCCCACCCTGAGCTACTCCCACTGGCGCGACGTGCCCGTGAACACCTGGCGCTGGCCGAACTTCTCGGCCGCCGAAATCGCCTGCCGCGGCACCGGGGCGATCAAGATCAACACCGAGGCGATGGACAAGCTGCAGGCCCTGCGTGACAGGCTGCGCAAGCCGCTGATCGTGCGCTCGGCCTACCGCAGCCCGGAACACAACCGCGCCGTCGGCGGGGCCCCGGCCTCGAAGCACATGCAGGGGACCGCTTTCGACATCGCCATGGCGAACCACGATCCCGCGGCCTTCGAGGCAGCGGCGCGGGCAGTCGGGTTCCTGGGGTTCGGGTATTATCCCCGCTCCGGCTTCATGCACATCGACCTTGGGCCCGCTCGTTCGTGGGGCGATCCGTTCCCGGCGCGGCCGGTGCCTTTTGCACCTGAACTGCCACTGGCGCGCGAAGTGCTGTCGGGAAGCCGCACGCTCCGTGGCGGCGGGGCGGCCGGTGCCGCCACGGTCGGCGCAGCTGGGGTCGAGGTACTGCAGGACGTTCTCGCCGAGACCCAGTCCACCATCCAGCCGCTGGTGCCATATCTCGACACGCTGCGCTGGGTGCTGATCGTCATCGCGCTGATCGGTATCGCCGTCACGATCCATGCGCGGATTGATGACTGGAAGCGGGGCCAGCGGTGATCGGCTGGCTCCTCAACCAAGGCCCGGCGCGCAAGGCGCTGGGCCTGATCCTCACCGCAGCAGCGATCCTGCTGTTTCTGTTCAACCTGCGCCGAACCGGTGAACGCGCTGGGCGCGCCGCCGAAAGGCTTGATGCCAGAGAGAGAAACGATGCCATCCACCGACAGATGCTCGACGCCGCCGCTCGCCGCCCTCATGATCACGACGCTCTGGCTGACCGGCTGCGCGACGGGCGGTTCTGACACCCGCGCGCCATGTCCGCCCGTGGTCGACTACACAGCCGCCGATCAGGTGCGCGCAGCTGACGAGCTCGAGGCGCTGCCAGAAGATGCCATCGTCGTCCGGATGCTCAGCGACTACGCCGTGCTGCGCGACCAAGCGCGGGCTTGCCACTGAAGTCCGGGCCGGGCGGGCCCTCATGATCAGTGCCAGTGGTTCGCCGTCGATCGGTGGTGAGAAATGCGGCCAAGGCCGCGGTGCGTGCAGACTTGACCGGTCCTTGACTCTCAATGCTTTACGCATCCAAATCAACCTAGGGCGGCCGGCCAACCTGGCACATTATCAATGGAACAAATCTGAATGGCGCTTTTCGGCAAGCAATTTTTCAAAAGCTCGGATGCCCGGGCGGAAGACGAATACAGATCAGGCGTCCTAGCCGTGAGCGCCAAGAACTTCCAAGCTGCTTATGATCACTTCAATCGGGCCGCCGAAGGTGAGCACGGATCCGCGTATTACAACCTGTTCCTCCTGCACGGAGGCGGCTATCTGCCCACCTTCGATCTCGATGCCGCAGCGGACAATTTCTACAAAGCGGCGGCGATAGGCCATCCCAAAGCAGAGCAGCAGCTTTACATGTTGGAGGGTGCTGATCGGGCCGGTTTCGGAATGGACAACCTTGCCGCGTTGGCCGCAGGCTCAGTCGAAACCGGCTTTCTCCCACCGATCTTAATGGTCTGCGCGTGTCGTTTTGTGACCGCCGTCAGCATCAAATATGGTGCTACGATGGACGTCATTGCCTATGAATTGGACGCCGCGAGCTCCAGCGAGGACGGATATGTGCAAGCTTTCATTCGTCGAACGGGAATAGCCTCAAGTCTCTACAGGGGTGGCCTAAATCGACTTGTCGAAGGATCTGCTGCCGACCAGATCACCGATGGTCTGAACGATTTCAGCTTGGCGCTCAGTCGGTCTGGAATGGGAAGCAAACTCGGAAAGATGGCCCGCTGCACTGTTGTCGGCCACATGATCAAGAAATCCTATCTAGGAGAGAACGCAGCGCCGCTTCTGGGCGTAAAGCGCTTCTTCGAAGTCTGAATGCAGAACGGACCGCCGACAGTTCGACATCGTATTCACGATGAAACACACAGCCTTCAGAAGACTTCGCCTCGTAGCCGACCGTTTTCGGTCGCACAAAGGTCACTTGGCACGGCCAATGCACAGTCTCGACAGGTGATGGTGGGCGGTCTAGGCAATGATTGAGTGGCTGATCGGTGCGGCTGTTTTCGGATTGGTTGGAGAACTCTTCGGCGCATCGCGTCGGCCGTCATCGGCTCCGTCGTACCAGCCGGTCAGCACCCGCCCAAAGTTGACCCTGACACCGCAGGCTGCCGAGGACCAGAAGCCGGAGACCGCGTGGGATGTCGCAAAGTTCCACGATTTGTCGGCGGCCTTGGACTGGCTTGAAAGCGCGTCCCGGTACCCTGCGGCCTGCGTGACGCCACCGATCCTGTCCGAGGCCGCAAAATATCGCGGATTTTTGAAGCAGGAACTGGCCCGCGTAGAAGGGATGATTGCCGACAAGGCGGTTTGCGGACGGATCAATGACTTCTTGAAAGATCCCAAACTAGCTAGGGAGAGCGCAATAGCGGCGCACCTGGAACGCGAACTTGCCCGTTGGGCCGGCTTTCTCGATGGAGTCGAGTCTCAGCCACTCACAGCAGAACAGCGGCGCGCCGTTCTCAGCGAAGAAGACGCCACCCTCGTTCTGGCTGGTGCAGGGTCAGGCAAGACAAGCGTCATAACTGCGAAGGCCGCTTACCTGCTGAAGTCGGGGATGCGTGAGTCAGGAGAAATTCTTCCCTTGGCCTTTGGTAAAGAGGCCGCAAATGAGATGGCCACGCGCATAGGCCGGGCGTGTAACGTGCCAGTCAAGGCGTGGACATTTCACGCGTTGGCCTACCACATCATCGGCCACGTAGAGGGCACGAAACCACCTCTTGCTTCACATGCCGGAGACCAGAAGCGGTATTCCGACCTTATCCGGCGGATTCTTCGGCAGCTCGTCGCGACGGACGAAAAAATTGCGAATGTGGTTGTCGATTGGTTCACTCAGTTCCCCATCGAATGCGGCAGCGAATGGGACTACGATACCAAGCACGCTTGGTATACCCACGTCGAAAGCCTCAATCTTCGAACGCTTCAAGGCGAAAAGGTTCGCAGCTACGAAGAATTCCTGATCGCTAACTGGCTGTATCGAAACGGTATCGATTATGAGTATGAGCCGCAGTACGAACACCGCCTGCCAGATTCGGGACGGCGAGGCTATACTCCGGACTTTCGCCTGACCGAGAGCGGCATCTACCTTGAACACTTCGGTGTCAGAAAAGCCAAATCACCAATCGGCTTTGGAGAGATGCTTGTCACCGCGCCGTTTGTCGATCGCAAGGAATACCTGGCGTCGATGGACTGGAAGCGAAAAGTCCATGCCAGTTTTGAAACCAAACTCATCGAAACCTACAGCTATGAACGCCAGGAAGGACGGCTTCTCGACGCACTGGCCGAAAAGCTTGGTCCGCATGTGATGATGCGACCGCGACCGATTGAGTCGATCTATGACCGTGTTGTCGAGCTGGGGCATGTCGATAGCTTCACGCAACTCCTTGGCACCTTCCTGCTTCAGTTCAAGGGCGGCACCTATACCCTGGGAGCGTGCCGATCAAAGGCGGACAAGCTCAAAATGGGCGAGCGCGGCAGAGCGTTTCTAGCGGTCTTTGAGCCGGTGCTCCGCCAATATCAGCATGAATTGGGCGAGAGGATCGACTTTGAGGACATGGTTCTTCGGGCCGCCGGATATGTCGAGAGTGGGGCTTATCAGAGCCCGTTCCGGCATATCCTTGTCGACGAGTTCCAGGACATCTCGCAAGATCGGGCGCGCTTTGTCGGTGCCTTGAAGGCCCAGCATGGGGATGCGAGGATCTTCGCGGTAGGGGATGACTGGCAGTCGATCTACCGCTTCGCCGGAGCGGACATTCAAATCATGCGCAGCTTTGGCCCCAAGTTCGGTGGTGAGTTCGGCGCCGAGAAGGATATTCATCAAGTCGTGGACTTGGGCCGCACTTTCCGGTCGGTGGACAAGATCGCTCTCGCAGCCCGACGCTTCATACTGAAAAACCCCGCTCAGATCGAAAAGACGATCATTCCGGCCGGAGAAGCAGAAGGCCCTGCGCTTCGTGTGGTTTGGACGAAAAAAGCCAAGCAAGAGGCTGAACTCCTCGAGACCTTGACGAATCTGACGGAACTCGGGGCCAAGGAACGCGGGACCGGCAACGTGACCAGCGTTCTTCTCCTGGCAAGGTATCGCCACGAACGGCCCGACATGGTGGCTCTCGGGCGGAAGTTCCCAAATTTGTCTATGAGCTTCAAGACGATCCACGGCTCAAAAGGCCTGGAAGCCGATCATGTCGTTATACTTGGATGCAACAACGGCAAGTATGGCTTCCCGTCCGAAGTCACCGATGACCCGATCCTGAGCTTGGTCTCACCGGAAGGAGAGCCATTTCAACACGCCGAAGAACGGCGGATCATGTATGTGGCAATGACCCGCGCACGCTCAACCGTCACACTGCTTGCGTCCGAAGCCGAACCCTCATGCTTCGTGCGGGAACTGGTTTCCGAGACTGAATACGGTCTAGCGACTTCGACCGGGTCGATTGCGGGTCACGTACCTTGCAGCGAATGCGGTGGACGCTTGCTTCCAGTGCCCGCCCAGGATGGCCGAGTATGGTATCGATGCGAGCACAGCCTCATGTGCAGCAATTACATGCCTGCCTGCAGTCACTGCGGGATCGGGATGCCGACGGTTTCGGGGACTTCAGGGATCCTCGAATGCTCACATTGTGGGACGGAACACCATCAGTGCCCGAAATGCTCGGATGGCTGGCTTGTGGAGAAACACGGTCGCTACGGAGACTTTTTCAGCTGCGTCCGCTACCCGGACTGCACAGGAAAGGCATCAGTGGCGGAAATCAGAGCCCGCGAGATAGGACACGTTGGCGGTGCGGAAGAACTCAGGCTCGCTGTCTCGAAGCCTGGAGCCAGAAAACAATGACATTGGTGTGCCAGAAAACGGGTCGCCGCGATGCCCCAGGCTCCGTGGCTCAAAATGACTGATGCTCAGTGTCGAACGAACAAGAACATACAAAGGAAGGAAAATCAGTGTTTGGCCTTTTCAAGAAGGAAACGCGTTAGCGTCCGAGGAGCTGGTGTAATTTCATCGCCGTCGGCGGTGTGATCCCAGGTGGCCATCGAGGTGTATGTTCGAGGTGGAGTTTGGCGACTTCAA